ATAGTATCGGACTTGAGGACTGCGCCCGCATTAATCTTCGCCTTGATGGCCGTCAGACGCACGAAGGCGCCGAGCGTCGGATCTACCTCACCAGCGGTGTAGAAGTTGGCAAACTCGATGTCGAGACTGCCCCCGAGGGTAGCCATATCGCTGATGTCCTTCAGGACCACGTTGAAGCTGTAGCCGTCGGCAAAGCCTTCTGCAACTGTCGTCTCGAGCAGGTAAGCCGCTGCCTGCCAGTTCGTACCGTTCCAGTAGTATTTGGTCGAAGTGCTCGGGTCGGTATAACAGATGTAGTAAGCGGCCTTGTACATATAGTGGGCAAGGGGGGCTACCTTGTTGTCGGCTCCTCGGCCGGAGATGGTCACCGGCCTTGCGAACTCCAGCGTGAGAGTCACGTCTGTGGAGCCCACGGATGCTATGCGGTATGTCGGCCTCACGCTGGTGGAGCCGTAGTTGTTTGGCATACCGCACATAAGGCCTACGCCCAGGTGCAATGCCTGCTCCCCGTCCTGCGCCTTGAGGGCTGCGGTGACTCCGAAGAGGTCGGCATAGAGGAAGCCGCTGCCGGAGAGCCAGCCACCGGCGGAAGACCCGGCGGAAGCGGAGTTGGCCCAGTGGCGGTTGTTGAAGGTCGGCCACGCCTCAGTGCTTGGCTTGTAGTACTTGCAGTCGTAGAAGTAGGACTCTGAGCTGTTGCTGAAGGCCAGGTTCTTGAAGACGTCGAATGAGATCTCCATCTCTGCACCATAGCTGACCTTCTCCTTGATCTCGCGGTATGCCGGGTCGTTGGAGCGATCGCCTCCATAGAACTCTATGGCTACGCCTCTGCCCCTCGCGGTGGTGAGGCTGGTGGTCTCGAAGAGGGGAAGGCTACGTATGGGCTCCAGTACGAACTTGGAAGATCCTACATAGCGCAGACAGTATCCGATGGCCTCGAGCACGTCCTCCAGGGCTGCAAGCCAGGTGCCGTCCTTGAAATGGGCGACGTTGACGTAGCTGTTGACAAGGACGGCTCCGTCAGAGTCCCTGAGCTCCTTGGCATCATCGGTGATGGGGTGCTCCAGGGTCATAGGGAAGTCGACCTTGTTCAGGGCAGCGGTGACCAGGGCGGAGATCTGCACCAGTCCGTTGTCGTCTCCGGCCATATCGAAACTGAAATCCTGGAGATGCCCTATGTTGTCACGGGCTGTTATGGTGATGGAGCCCCTGTAGTCGAGCCCCTCCTGCCAGCTGTCCGGTGTGATGTAGCCTTGCCAGTCGAGTGTCAGCGTGCTGCCGTGGGTGCGGTAGAGCTTGACGAGGTATTTGGTGCTGTCCGGTGTGTAGAACTCTTGCCAGTCGCCGTACTTGTAGCCCGCTTCCACCTGGTCCGGAGCGTCGATGAGCGTGAACGACAGAGAGGTCTTGATGACCGGGGCCGTCATAGAGCTCTGTCCGCCCTGGTGGGACAGTCTTATGGACTGCAGGCCTCCGATGTATGTCAGCGTGAAGGCCGTGGCCGACTTCTCGTAGATGTCGAGCTGCACGGCTCTCTTCTGCAGGTCATATCCTGACCAGCGGTATTTGAGTTGGTAGTTTGCTGCTGAGTATGCCATATCCCTTTCCTCCTATCTGCCCCAGCTGTCAAGTGTCTTCTGCCCGGCAAGGAGGATGTCGCTTCCGGACAAGCGCCCCTCGACCGTTATGACGAGCTCCGTCTGGAGATCCTGAGTCCTGGATGTAGAGGCGTCTCCGGAGTAACCCGATGCGCCCACTGACGTAGTGGTCGTTCCGCCCTTGGCCACGGCCTCAAGTCCGGCCTTGGCAGCTGCGCCTATGGCGATAAGGGCAGCACCGGCAGCGATGGCGGTGATGGGGTTCTTCAGAGCCATCTTCGCCGCCTGCATAGCGATACCTTCCGCCATAATGATCTCGCCCATCTTGATGGCCATATCGGCCAGGGGAGTGAGCAGGGCCTTGATGACTTCTCCTGCGTTGAGGTCGCTCAGACCCATAAGCTGGGATGCGAGCTGCTCGCAGGCACTCGAGAAGCCGGTGGCCACTGCCTGACCGAAGGCGTTGGCGAGTTCCTGCGTCTGCTCGTAGAGCTTGCGGATCTCCATCATACCTTCTTCAGCCTGGGCGTCAATCTCAGACCAGTCTATCTCTATGGGCTCGACCTCTATGGGCTCCAGCTTCTCGAGGGGCTCGAAAGCTTCGTCGACGCCCTTCTCCATAATCTTACGGAGATTACGGAAGTATTCGTCTGTCAGTGCGTATGTGTCTATGCCGTACTGCTCCAGCAGGGCCTTCTCGGTCTGGTACTTCTCAAACAGCAGCTGGATCTCGCTCTTCGCGCTGTCCTGTGCGCGCTTGAGGATAGACTCAGCTTGCGCAAGACCCTTGTCCCCAGTGTCACCTCCAGAGCCGTCATTCTTGCCGCTTGCCTTCAGCGAATTGATCTGGGTCTGAATGCGGAGAGTCTCCCCGGAGAACTTGGCCTGCTGCTCATAGTAGGCAGTGACGGCCTCCTCCATAGTGATACGCTGCTTGTCGCCAACCTTCGACTGGTAATTGCGGAGCATCGTCTGGAATATCTTTGATACTCCGGCCTGCCTTGCCTGGAAATCGGCCAGCTGCCTGTCATATTCGTTATTGGCATTGCCGTAGACGCTATTCCAATACTCTCCCTGCTCAGTGCCCAACCAAATGAAGAACTCTTCGGTCGTCCTCTGATTGGCCTTCAGCACATCGTCGGTAACATTCTTGATCTTCAAGCCAAGCTTTCCGGCCATCTGGGTAAGAGTCTTCTCCGAGACATTCTGCAGTCCCCTGGTGGGGTCAGTCTCCAGTTTCCTGTATATCTCAATCAGTTTCTCTCCGGCTGCGATACGCTCCTCGTCACTGAGGTTCATATCGCGGAGGTCCCCTTTCAGCTTGTTTATCTCCTCCGCCTGACGAGCCAAGGAAATGTTGTAGCTTGTCCCGATCTCGCCCAGGGCGTCTCTCGCGTCGTACAATTCGCGGGCAAGTCGGTTGGCTTCCCGCAGGTCCGAGAAGAGATGCGAGAAGTCCATACTTGCTACAGCCGTCTTGAAGGTGTCCCAGCTCGCGGCCATTCCCGCTGCCGTGCGGTCCCAGGCATCACCGAGTTTCTGGTTCTGGTCCTTGAGGGCCTTGACTGCGCTGATGGCCGTTGTTACGCCGAGGGCGATGGCACCAAAGGCGAGCTTGCCCTTGGAGCCAATCTTCTTCAGAAAGTCCCCAAAGGAAGAGGTCTCCCTCTGTGCGGCTTTTATGCCCTTATCGAATTCGTCTTTTTTCAGCCCGAGGCGGACGAAAAGATCACCTATCTTGCTCATTGTCTGTTTCAGTCTTGGGGGAAGCTTTGGATGCCTCCCATTCTGCCATTATGCGGTTTAGTTCAGCCTCCTGCTCCGGGGTGATCCTGTATTCCTCGGCTTTCCGCTTGATCTCCTCCTCTGCGCTCTCCTCCCACGGGAAGCGGCAGAAGGCCTGCGGTGTTCGTGCTTTGTTGCCCTGCTTGATGTGAGGGCTCAGCAGATGTTGTTGCCAGCATATCCATCTGGCCAGGGACCAGCGCTCCTGTAGTTTCTTGCTCTCGCCGTCAACTCTCAGCTGGTATTCGCGCCAGCTCGTCAGGGCCGCCTGCTCCTCCGTCAGTCCGCACTGGCCTACGAGAAACGCCTCGATCTGCGGCCAATCCAGCGCGAAACTTTTTTTTTACCCTCAGAAGGCTCAGAAGTGCCGCTGTTTTCAGACTTCTCGTGCTCTGAGGCCAACTCCCTTACCGACTTCCCGGTCAGCGCTGTAACGGCGAAATCCACGTCCTTGGCAAACTCCTTCGGGTTGGCTGCCATATACTCGTGGAAGTCTCCACGCAGGTGGGGGAAGTCCTCCACGCTGCCACGGCAGTCGAGCACCCAGGCATTGAGCGCCGCCAGGTAGTAGATGTCGGCGTAGGTCTCGAGCACCTCCATAAGGTTGGCGGTGTCAGCCTCCAGCTTGAGGTTGAGGTCCTTGGCAAAGCTGAAGAGGTGCGGGGTGAAGAGTGTTGCGACCTCCACCCCGTCTCTCAGCTGGATATTGCGCCTCAGACTCCTCATACTACGACAGTGAAGGGTAGTGGGTTACCTCTCCTGATGCGGTCAGGCTGATGCTGCGGGTAGCGACTGAGCCGTTGTCGTTGGTATCGCCCACGGCGGTCACGATAGCAGTGAAGACGTCGCCTGAGGTAGGCGAGCTGCCGTTGAGCACGCCGATGAAGACGCGCACGGTGGCTCCCTGGTGCAGCGCCTTGATGGCGTTATACTGAGGACCGGCAGAGGTGTCGTCGGTGTAGACGGTGATCTCCGCTGTGGCTCCGCGCTTGCCGGTGATGAACTGTGCCCATACGGTGCTCTTGTCGCTGACCTCAATGGCCTCGGCGGTGCGGTTGAAGCTGTTGGTCTGCTCTCCGGACAGCCAGGTGGTGGGGACTCCGGAGCTGCCTAATGCGATGTAGGCTCTACGAGTGTTTCCAAGTACTGCCATAGCCGATTAGAGTGAGGGGGTGTGGGTCACTGCTCCGGTAGCGGTAAGGCTCATAGAGCGGGTGGCCACAGATCCGTTGTCATTGGTGTCGCCGATGGCGGTGACGATTGCCTCGAAGAGATCTCCCTCGCTGGGGACGGGGCTTGAGCCGGTAGTCAGAGTGCCGATGAAGACCTTGACGGTAGAGCCGTCGTGCAGTGCCTTGAGGACGGCCTTCTGTTGTGTATTGCTATCGTCAGCGTAAACGGTGACCTCTGCGGTAGCACCCTTCTTGCCTGAGAGGAACTGAGACCATACGGTGCTCTTGTCGCTATACTCCAAAGCTTCGCCGGTACGGTTGAAGCTGTTGGTCTGCTCGCCGGTGAGCCAGGTGTAGGTCAGAGAGCCTGAACCTGTAACGATGTAGACGCGGCGGTTATTTCCAAGTGTTGCCATTTTCTATGATGTGTTTTAGTTGTTTCACTGTTATGCTCCTGCTCCCGAGCCTGATCCGCTGCCACTGCCGCTGCCGGAGCCCTCGTCGGGGCCGTCGGTCTTGACGAGCTCCATAAAAATGGAGTAGTCCTGGATCAGACGGTAGAGGATCTTCTTGCTGTCCGTGGTCTCGACCAGGTCGCGCAGCTGCGTAGGGATGACGCCAAGGCACTTCCAGCCTTCTCCGACGTTCAGCTCGTACTTCGTGAGCAGCTTGAGGTTGTCCTCGTTCATCGTCATAGCCTGGTCCATAGACCTGTCGCTGATGCTGTCGATGCTTACCGTCAACTCCCTCAGGGCGCCTTCCTTGTCGAGCCGCTCCTGCTCACGGATGCTGTTGACCTCAACTCGCGGGTAGCCTGCCGTTCCTCCCACGTTCACGCCTTCCCGGGTCAACGCCGAGACCAGGGCGGTGTACACCGTGCGGTATGCACTGACCTGGTACCTCGGCGCCCTACGGAAAAGAGCGGAAAATATGCGAGAGAAAAGGCTCATCGTGTCGTTTTATTTATTGCGTCCTGTATTGTCTGGACGATTTCTTTCTTGTTCTTCTCGACCGCCGGTACGAAGAAGGGGTGGGCGGTAGTGCCCTCTCTCGCTATCTTCAGTGCCAGAGCCCAGCCGATCTGCTGTGCTGCCTTGCGGTCGTGCAGCCCGAGCTTCTTGTAAGCCCACTGGGCGATTTCGTCAGGCGGCGGCATCCGTCCTGCCTTGCGTCCGTACTCGACGAAGTAGGCGTAGCCGCTCTGCTTGTTCTGTGTGTCAAAGAAGCCGACGTCGATGTTGTCTTCGTCAACCTTCTGTACTTTGCCGCTCTGGGCCAGGAGACCTGTCACCCAGGAGCCGTTGACCCTCAGATTGCGGGTTGCGTCTGCTATGATCCGCAGCCCTGCCTTCTGCAGGCCCTTTGACGCCTCCCTCTTCACCTCTTCGCCCGAGCGCTGCAGCGCCTTGAGGACGCTGTCGAGACCTTCGAGCTCAATGGGGCCGGCCATCAGGCAGAGGGGTTGTCGGCCTGATACCAGCCGCTGATCTTGAGATAACGGCCACGGTTGTCTACATCTTCAGGCGTCGGGAAGTGTATGTCGTGACCGTTCCAGATTATACCGTCGAATGCTACGTTGGGCTTGCGCATCTCGATGTCGACTCCTACGACGTCAGCCTGCTGGAAGGTGAGCATCGTCTTGGTGGCGGACATCTGTATGACTTCGGCATAGACCTCGAGAACGACCTGCGGCTCACCGACAGCGACGTGGGCTGTGGCGTCCACCGTGTTGACGGTTCGCGTCA